TACGCCTACAGTCTCGACCGAGCCTACGCCTTGGTCGTTGGTGTAAGAATTGTTTTTGCGACGAATAGCCATGTTTAAGTCTCCTTGATGATTATGGTTGGATCCTACATGAGCCAGCAAGGATTGCAAATGTTATTCCTGCATAGCAGGCCTGCAATCCTCGCATATCAGTCTATAGTCAAGCTAGAGTAAACTTAACGTCGGCCGTAAAATTCTTCCACTTCCTCATAGTCGTTGGTATGCTCCGACCAGACTTTTTTCCAATTCTTAATCTCACGTCTCCGATTATGGTCTGAATCGACGCGCTTAATTTTTTTGCGCTCTTCATAAGACTCATAATCGTTTGAGTCATCATCTTCGTAATCAGTCAACTTGTTCTTCATCGCCATCTTCGCCATATGATTTAACTAACTTTAGTCCCTTTTGATTGAAAATTTCATACCACCTTTCAAAAGATGGTCCGTGCCCCATAGGTTCATCAAACATAAACTGATAATGATGAACTAATTCATGTGCTAAAACCTCTACAAAAAACTTCTTGTTCGTGTACTTTTTATTCATACACAAAACAGATTCTTTGTAAGTAGGATCTTGAGTATCTAGCACATACTGATAGTATGCCCAAGATTTTCGTCTCCACCTGATATCAACAAAATCAATTACCGGCAGTTTGTTCTCGAATAACTCTTCGTTAAGGACATGAAACCATTCTTGACAGTCTTCGGTCGTTGTCATATAGGTCTTCTCTTCGCAACTAGCTAACAGATTTTCCAATTTGCTAATACTCTTTTGCTTAGCCATTTATACCCCTTAGATTTTGGGAGCATAATATATATCAATCAATGTTCATGGTAAAAGATCAGGGAAAGCTTCTTTAACAATCTCATAAGTTAGACCCTTGACCTTCTGTTTCTTCAGGATCATATTCATGAATACTTCAGCTTCTTTAGCCTCTAGCATTTCAAGAATTTGTGTTAAGATTTGAATTTTGCGAGCTTTCGTAAGCCCAGGCGCGGTGCGAGGATTATTTGTCTCGAAGATATATGAACGCCCGAGTTCTTGATGAATTGAAGAATAAGAAAGCCCAGGCGGAGAATCTCCTGGCTTGTAGTAGGGTACTTGATCGATATCGAATTGGACATTAGGATCGAACGTACCCTTTAGAACACTCTTCAAGGCATAGCTGACATTAAATCGTAGCACACATAGTCTATCGTGGTGGTTCTCTGACTTCTCAAACTCTGCAAAAATCTCATAAATATTTTTCATGTGTCAAAACTCATCTAAGCACTCAATCAAATTCTTGAGGCGGTTTTCAATAAAATAGTTCAACATCTTCTGACGATTGCCAGTTTTTGGCTTATCATAAGCTTCGACAATCTTCTCGCGAATGTTCTCAGGTATATAGTCTAAATCGACTAACATCTGATTACGCTTGTAATTCCTTAACATGTTATCGGTAACACAGAAGCTTGCAGGATCACCATTGATCCATTCAGTAAGCTTCTTCTTATTTATAACTTTCTGTCTTTCACCAGCAACAAAGGTATTGTCAGCAGAAAGAAAGTTAGGGATACCGTCTCCGCGATCACCGCGAATGATATGCTCTTTGAGATACTCGGCAGGATTATCAGACTTGATGAACCGCTTCAAGATAGGGCTATACTGCACCACATTAGGATACTTCTGTAATTGCATGAAGTCTTTGTCAGAAGAAAGAATGAGAATTTCTTCGTGCGCCGACATCCGTGCTGCAAGAACACCAATAGCGTCATCGGCTTCTGCACCTTCAACATCGATAATCTTGTATGGGAAGTTTTCTTTCAGCTCGTCGCGAATTTTGTTGAGCGTCTGAAAGATCAGATGCCAGTCCATACCAGACTTTTCACGATCAACTTTGCGGTGAGCTTTATAGAAGGGGAAGATATCGCGGCGCCAGTATTTCTTGGAGTCACATGCGATAATGATATCTCCATACTTGGTCTTGAACTGCCTGGTATAGGAACGCAAGCTGTTCAAGACCATGTGTCGGATTAGATTTTCGTCAAGATTGGTCTTGTTGGGACCAATCTGCATCATTAAGTTAGAGATCAGAACCTGGTTGAGATCGATCAAAATAGCCATTACAATTCCTCATCACTGTATCCATTATACAGTTATTTCTTATTAGTGTCAACCGGTTTAATTTCATCATTGTCGGCATTAAACTGCATATCTTCGGTAATTTCCGATATTGTGATATTTTCGGTATCGATTAAGTCATCGTCATCGATCAATTCACCGGTCAATCGATTCATCATCTTGATATTATTGTCAATGAATGTGTGCAATTGGTGATCTAATCCGAAGCTGCGATAGATACTAGCTCGAAGTGCATCCGCTGTCAAAGAAAAGTCTCGCATGAAAGGCTTGTCTTCAATCGTCACACCGTAGTTTTCAATCTCTGCGATCAAACCTTCAACTAGTTCATCGACGATGGTGTCTGCGTGGTTCTGTAGTGCCTTTTCTTGTGCGGCTGCAATAGCTGCGACATGAATAGGAGCCGCTCTTACGATCTTATTCTTGGGAAATTCTACTACATTTTTCATTTGATTGCCCTCAATAGTACCACTTCTATATTTATGCGACCGTTAGCAGGTTTTGCTTTACCTTTGATATTATCCATAGATTTACGCAATGTGACCTTACCTGCTTCAATAACTGTCTTGAGGGTGACTTCTGGTTTACGCAACTTCTTAGTCATCGAAGTTTTCTCGTCGTACCCAACAATGGTTGTTCCTTTGACTGTCAATCCAGCAGGACCCATTGCATTGTATACGGTGAGATTTCGCAGCTTCGCATTGAATACCCATAGCTGATTTGACCCAACAAGTTCAGCAGGGTTAATGCTCTTGATCTTCAGCTCAGTATCTTCCTGCTTATACTTCATCTTTGCAACGATGATAGCCACAGGCTTCTCTTTCTTCTTACGCGGCTTGCGAGAGACTACCGCAACAACGGTGCGAGCTTCGGCACTCGCGACGATGCTACGAATAAACTCCATGTAAGACTTGAGCTGGATCTTCTTGAGGTGACGATACCCTTCTTTCAGTTGCTCATCTTCGCCTTGCATAGCATCAAACAACTCTGAATAGAGCGGCTTATAATGGTCTGCAATCTTTTGAGCAATCTGCGGCTTGATCTCATGGGTACGCATCCAAGCCACAGGATCAAACTTGTTACGACCTTCTTTGATAAAGACATCGATCTGGTCTTCAAGGTCTGCAATTAGGTCAGAGGTCTTGTTATTGATACGATCTTGGATCGAGATCACAGGTATAGTCTTGGAGTCATCTTCAACCGCTTCGATGACTTCGACCTCTTTGGCGATCAGGTCATTTAGTTTGGTCTTCACGCCCATGAGGATGTTATCTGGCAGATCACTACCATTCATCATCATGCGGCAGTTCCAACCAATGTTGTGCAGCTTGTCTGAACGCATCTGAGCCACGAGCTTCATCTTCTTTCTGTCATACTTGATTGCTTTCAGGTATGCAAGAGTAAAGTCTTTGGCATCTTCATCGGAGTAGAAATAATTGAACCAGTTATAAGCATGGCAAAGATCGACAGCATTAGCCTTATTCGTCAAGACAGGTTCAGGACCGAGATACTTTTCGTCAGCAAACTTACCGCGAGACTTCTGTGCTGCTTTAGCCATAACTTTTCCTTAGTTGATTACTGTCCAAATACCATATGCTTGAAGTCGGTAATTAGACAAACCCCGTCTTCGAGATATTCATAAGTATAGCTCAATTCTTCGGCTAAGTCAAGGGCCTGTTCGACATTGATGAATACCGGGCTTTGCCCAAAGACATCCATCATTCGATCCATATCTCCTGCCCAACGACCAGTTTCATCATTGAACTTTCCGTAGATATTGTCAATAGCCTGAGAATATGCCACACGAAATTCAGGACCAGAAGTCTCTAGCACATAGATGCCGTTATCAGCAGACATTAGCCATTCACCACAGATTTGATTGAATCCATACGGAAAGAACGCCAACCGCCAGCATCTAGATCCCAAACACAGAGTACGGTATCAGGAGTTGT